CTCTTTAACAGCCAAGTTCAAAAGAATTAGTTCGTTAATTTTTTCAATACCCGCACCATACTGTGCAACCTTCTGTGACCAACGGTTCATCAATGGTTGGTACTGAATAGAAAGTGCAACACCTGATGTGTTAGAGATTGGCTGTACTTGCCCAAGAGCAGACTCTGGAATATTCATCATTTCGTGCATAGAACGCTTTAGAAGTTCTAGGTACTTAAGTGCACCATCAATTCCAGATGCTCCGCCTTCTAAGTTAAATACTTGAGAATCTTTTGGAAGACCGCCCCAGACTTTCTTTGGACCTTTTTCAAGGTTAGAAGCCTTTGCTCCAACGATAACTGTTACAGGAGCAGCGTGATAGTTGATGATGTCTGCAACATCTGTAGAGATTTCATTGTAGGAGCGGTTAATAGTAATGATGTCATGACAATCAGAAAGTCCCCAAGGAGAACCCGCGACTGGTACGTTTGGAATATGAACTACAGGGATTACACCCAGAGGGTTTGGACGAGAGTCAATTAGTTCATCATTTATGTACTCTTCGATAATGTCATCGGTCAAAATTTCGGTGTAGGTAAACACTTGGCGTGTACCTTCTAAAGAAGTTCCCCAAAAACGATATTTTTGCTTAAAACGAAGCAAACGGTTTCTATCGTGTGGATGGAATTCTGGAAAAGCAAAAGAAGAGTTTAGAGGAAGGATACGAACTTTGCCTGGGTGCAAACGACCAATAGCGTCTGTCCAAGGTTCTTCATAAGCAACCTTTACAAAACAGTCGCCTGTAATACCGCCTTGTTGTGCCATTTCAAGAAGCACACGCATTTTGTCATTGTCAACTTCCCAAACTCTTTGTAAACGGTCTGGAACAATTGCTTCAGTTGCTTTTGGACTACGGAAATGAATTCCTTTGCCAAATGTAAAACGTGCTAAATAATCATTAAATGCACGGTAATAGTTAACCGAAATTTGCATTTCGCCTTGTTCACGACGGTATCCCCAGTGGTGACCAAGATACATAGCCCAGTTAAGTGAATAACGGTTTAAGCGGGGACCATGTACTTCAAATTCTTCATCCGCAAGTTCTACTAAACCTAACGGAGAAATAGAGATAGTTAAGTCGGAAGACGCTGCCCTGTAACTGGGAGGAGAAAAATCAACGAAACTCATCTAACGTCTCTACTTATCATCTTGTTTTTTTCCACCCTTTTTCTTACTTCCTAATTTAACTGCTGAACGACTTTCTTGCTTTTTTTCAAACTGCTTTTTTTGTAATACCTGTTGTTTATAAACAGGATTACTGGTGTCAATAAACTTACCACCTGATTGTTCATATTTTGTATGAACCCAGTGACTTGCAGCAGGATTTGGGTAGGTGGAAAACTTTGCTTTTGCTTGAGCAATAATCATTGCCCAAAGTTTTTCATTAGCAGGTTTTTCAGCCACTTTAAAATCCTTTACACCTTTAATCCCCCCAAGCATATACCTTGGGGGGCTAAAGTTCTATTAGGTAATTAGTCGTTTACTACGGTTGGAGCAACACGTTGTGTGCGTCCACCAGAGCGAGCAACAACTTCAACCTTTTGTTCTGCATAGTCGGTAAATGAACCGTGAGAGAACTCGGACAAGAATGTTGGAGCCTCTGTCCATGCAGCAGAGCCTACGTGAGCACGTTCGCTCATTGTTTCGGCTGCAGTCTTTGTATGAACTGGTGCATTGCGATTTGGACGACCTGCAGCAGCAGCGTATCCATTCATAATGCCTGTTTGGAAATCGTTTGGCACATCAGTGTCAGTTGCGATTCCTTCTTCGAAGCGTAGCGGTCCACGACGAGTTGCGTTTCCTGCTGCTTTCATCTCATATACATGAGTACCCTTTTCAGGGAATTGAGGGTTTGGTCCTAGCGTCATTAATGACTCCTAAACTGTTTGTTGGGAACGGCCTATTCCTGGTATGAGTTTGACGGATAACTTACATTTCGTACCGTTTAACTCATATCTAATTGTTACCGAAGAATGGGCTACTTGACAGCACAACCTCAGGCATAACTAAATCTTTTGTTAAAGAACAGGCAATAGAAAGCGAATCTACGTAGTCATCATGGGCATAAGACTCGTCTGGAGCCGCAACTAGGAAGTTAGGGCCCTTGTACTGGACTTCGGCATCAACCATCTGTTGGTAGAACCTTTTCCAGGTTCGAAGCCTTCTAGTCTTGGCATGTGCTGGAAATCCAATCATTCGTCTTTGAATTAAGGCTTGAAGGTGTTTCCAACGCTGTGACTGCTCTGTTGGACTAGATGTAATTGAAGCAACTTCTGCTCTAGGTAAAAGAAGTTTTAAACGTTGAGCAACAGCATCTCCAACACCGTTTGCGTCAACACCGACTGCTAGTACATCGTAGTTGCTTAAAAAGTTTACAATTTGGAAATACTGTTCTTCCCAGTCATCTCCTTGAATTTCAAGCCAATTTAAAACTCTATGTTCAAAATACCCAAATTCATCTGGCCTATCCCAGTCCACCCACACAACAGTTACAACAGTGGAGTCCAATTTACGAGCAGGGTCAATTCCTACAACTACAGGAGTTTTGTGCCAAACCTTTACAATCTCTTGAGAAGTATCGCCAAGTTCATCCATTACTCCAGATGTAACAAACATTCCTCGCTCTAAGAGCCATTTACAACAATATGACATTTGGAATTCATCAGAGTCTTCGCCAATACGAAGCATTTCTTTTTTAATGAACTTTTGATAATTTTCGTTGTACTTAGAGACTTCTCGATAATCCCACTGGTAATGGTTCTGTCGTGAACCTCTAGTAGTTTGTCTACGTTTGTTTAATTGAATGGCTCTGTAAAAATTGTTTTTACTTGTAGTTGGAGTGCCTGTTTTAACCATAGTTCCTGCATAGTAAGCAAGCATAGGGCTAATAGATTTTGATACAACAAAGTCATCTGCCTCCTGACACTCGTCAATAACAACTAAATGGAAAGATTTAGATTCAATCTTTGCACGTGGGTTAGCAGTCATCATTGTAATGGTTGAGCCTGATTTCTTTAATTTAATCATTCGTGTAACACCGCCAATACGTGCAGCGGAGTCATCAATTTCAGGGTCACCTAAAACTTCTAAAGCACGTTCAGAAGTTAAACGAGTAACTGTTCTTCCAAATAAAGTTTCTGCCTGTCCTTCAGTTGGAGCAAACAATCCAACCCATAACCCATCTTTAAACTTACCAAGTAAGTCTGGATACAGTTTTGCAAGACGAGGTAAAAGAATCATTAATGTTGCAACAGTGTCTGCAACAGTTTCTGATTTACCTGACTGACGTGCAGCAAGTGCAGTTATTTCTTCACCGTCATTAATTATTACAGACTCAATAATTCGACGTGCTAAAGGTTTTTGATATGGGTGTAAGTCATGTCCAACTAACACTTTTAAAAAGTCAAGAATTTTATCAATCAGTTTTTCAACAAACTGTTGCGATAGTTCATCTAACTCATCTTCTTCAAGAGGAAGGTCTGTTTCTTCGTCGTCTGAAGCATACAGTTCGGGAGTAATTTCCTCGAACTGTTCATCATCAAAATCAATAGGTTTCATAGTGCCTTAAACAGGAAAGCCCACCAATGGTGGGCTGCCCGCGTCTGAGAGAGGGAGACAACATAAGCATAACATAACTCTAAGAACGACGTTTAAGTTCTTGAACTATTTCGTATAGTGCTTCTGCACCTAGTTCTACTTCAGTTAAAAGAGCCTTATCGTTACTTTTAATCCAGTAGGTTAAATCTCGTCCAATTACAAACAGAGCGTTTTCAGACCAAGAAACTAACTCTGAAGTAGGTAGTTTATGTATCCTTTTCTGAATCTTCGTCTGGGGGTGGTAGCCATCCTGCTTCTTCCGTAAAATCATCATAAGTTACATCTCTCCGTAATAGTGCCGAATTTAATGCTTCTTCTTCTTCTTTAGTTCCTTGCCACTTACCTAATACTAGAACGTATTTGAAGGGAAGTCTAACCATTAAAGGGGCAGCAAATCTATAGGGAGGCTCAATTTCTTGAGTCCAACCCTTTACTTTTATCTTGTTACCCCATTGAAGTGGTTGATAGATTATTTGTGCAAAGACGTGTGGTCCGAGTTTGTGTACCTTTGGCATGAGTTACCGTTTCTTTTTATTACCCTTGCTTGACTTTAATGCAGTTGTTTTAGGTTTGCTTGCTTTTGTGGCGGGTTTACGTTTACCTGTGTACTTTTCATCAGGAATAAGTCCTTGATGACCCTTAAAGAATATCTGATTTGTACGGACAATGCGATAGAGGGTTTCACGAGCATAGTAAGGCATCTTACCCATATCGGCGTAGCCTCTTGGTTTTGAATCTAAATACTGAATAATAAATCGGCCTTTAGAAGTTACCGACTTAAACCGAGTCCACTCTGAAGGACTAACTTCGTAATAGTTGTAAAACAATCCGTCTCTAAAAACAACGGTTAAAGTCTGACGGTCTTTGTCATAACCAGCAGCAACTGTGCGTGGTCTTTGATAATTGGTTGTAGAAGTTGGTAATACTGAAATAGGGGCTGGAGCATCGTAACCATCACGGTCTTCATCAGCATAATTTGGGTAGTAATAAGGGTCGTAGTACGTTCCCGCCGTTACGTCGTCCTCTAAATCCTCGTACTCATCATCATCTTCAAAGAT